CCTTTTTTAATTGTATAAGGTTTAGTATCTTTTAATATTTTATCTATAATACTTACTGCAGCACCAGTTCCACCTATACCAACAATAGCACCAAAGCCACCTTTTCTTAATTTTTGTATTCTTTCTCTATCTGCTGCTTTTAATTTTTTAAGTCTATTTTTAGCAGTATCTAATTTTTTATTAGCATTACTAAAACCATGATGTTTTATATCTTTTGTTTTTTGTTTATTTAACTGTTTAATATTCTTTTGTACTTTTTGAATTTCATCTTTATTAGATTTTAATCCATCCCAAAGTTTTTTAATTTTTTTAAAACCCCATACTACTGCTTGTCCTTTACTTTTTGGTATATCTGCCATTTACTTTACTCCTATATTAGATACTTCATTTAAGTTAGTTTTAAAAGATTCTCCTTCAGGATATTTCTCATCTGTTACAGCTTCTATAGGACCACCATGAACTTGAGGTCCTTTACGAGCTGCACCAAAACCTTGACCAGTTGGTTTCCCATTTATCTCTTCAAGTTTTGCAGGTCTTTGTAGTATTGTATGTGGTCCTAACATTTTATTTTTTCCTTTTCTTTTTTTTCTTTTTATTTTTTGGTTTCATTATTTGTTGTCTAATACTAGCTCTATTTACCATATCTAGCTTTTCCCCAACCTCTAGGTTTTTTCTTAGTTTTTTTTCTTTTTATTTTCTTTTCTATTTGCCCACCTTCTTTAAATAATGGTACACCTGAATAAGCATTCATTATCATATCAGCAAGTTCAGTTGCAGTCCAATATTTAAATAAAGGATCTACAACTTTAGATGCATGAGATTCTTTATATTTATTCCATAAAGATTTTTTTTTATCAGCCACTAATTAGCTCCTTTATATCTAGCTTTACCCCAACCTCTAGGTTTCTTTTTAGATCTTTTTCTTTTCTTTTTTATTTGTCCACCTGTTTTATTTGGTTTTAAATCTTTTGTTTTAAATAATTCAAGTTGCATCATTTCTTTATCAATAATATCTATTATATTCCCATCTTCGTCTAAAACTAAAATTTGATCTTCATTATCATTATCGTTAGCCATTAGTTAGCTCCTTGTAGAACTGGATTAGGACCACCAGCAGGACTAGCTGGACTTTCCATATCATCCTGTCTAGTACGTCTAGCTTGATTACGTAATCCATCTATGGAATTTTTATACTTACCTTCCCAAACTTGAATAGTATTAAAATCTTTTATAAAATAATTAGCTTCTATCATACATGCATTAAATAAAGCATTGTAACAAAACTCACTAAAGTAATTAGAAGTTGTTGCACTTGTACCTGTTGCACTTGATAAAGCTAATGGTCTTTTTGTATATTGAATTTCTCCTGTTAATGTTGATGCAGGAGTAGGTACTATATAAATTGATGTATTATTTTTTCGTGCATAGTATCTGGGAGTACCAGTAGATGCACTTGCATATCCCCAAAAGTCTATTGCATATTCATAAGACCTTTGTAGTAAAGGAATTATATTAGATGAAGCACTTGTTTTAAAATTTACATTACGTATAACTAATGCTCCAGCAGGTAAACTTACTACTGGATCTGAAGCTGTAAATGTAAATGAAGAATAATAATCAAGCCCTGAATCATCTAATTCTTTCATTAAACGATTTTCAGCTTTTTCAATCATATAAGGAATATGATCTGAAAACTCTGTTGAATTATTCTCTATTGTATTTATAATGTCATCTTTAAGATAAGAATAAGCTGGCATGTAATTATCCTAATAATAAAGTTACGCCACCATTAGCACCTGGAGCTGAACAACATACTGTTGCATCACACCTAATACCCATTTCTCCTATATAAATATCTGCTTGTCCACTTGCAGGAACTTGAAATTTTATTTTACTTCCACCACTATCAGTAATATCAAAAGTTCCATTAACTGTAGAATATACATGTAAACCTATAATACGAGAAGTATTAGATGTTGTAACAATAACACCAGTACCTGCTAAAAATTTTGATGTAATATTTGTTGCCATATTTCTTCCTTTAAAGTGTATAGAGAGAGAATAATTTCTTATCCTCTCTCATATACTATAGTTTATGCACCAGCATTACCATACCAGCCACGCCAATCTGAAACACCAAAAGAATATCTTTCACGTGCTTTAAATCTTAGGTTGCCAGTATCGAAGTCTGGTTCCATTTTAGTTTGTAAAGGTGTTCTTGTAAACATCTTAGTACCATTAGGTACATCAGTTTTAATGAACCAAGCATTGGTATCAGTAAAACGTCTGTTTACGAAGAAGCCATCTGGAAATACTCCCAAGTGTCTTACAGCATTGATGTCATTATTAGATCCACCAGGTGTACCTGGAGTATTTAATAATTGATCTGCTGTAAATAGTAAATCAACAGGAACATGTAAAGATACTGCAGAAGCACCAATTAAGATACCTCTATCATCTTTTGTTTTCTGTATTTGAATTACTGCACTTTCTAAAGTACCTTCAGCTATTGCTGCAGCAGATGCTCTATTGTCTTGAGTTCCATCAGCAATAGTTGGGTGAGAAGCACTAAAGAATGCTACACCATCACCAATAGCAGAAGCTCCAGCAGTAAAGCCATTATTAAAGACTTTAGCAGCTTTTACTTGCTTGGTATTTGCCATTGCTCTTGCAAGACCTTTTGCACGTAACTTAGCGAAAGTATCATAGAGGTTATCCTCCATAGCTTCCTCTGTTACTGCAAAAGCTAGAGCTACTGTTTCGTTATCATAACGAGCTGTATATGATTCTTGTGCGTCATCATAACTTACAGCAGCACCTTCTGTTTTATCTGGAGCAGTACCAAAACCTGTAAATAGAACTTCTTCCTCGAATGCTCGATCAGAATTTTCTATTTCAAATAATGGTTTGTGCTCATCATTAACTTCGCCATACTCTGTTCCAAAGACTGCGTTCAATCCAGGAAGGAGTTCTTTGGCGATACTCGATCTATTTATAGCCATTTTCTATTTCCTTTCTATGCTGAAGATGCAGTCGCTGTAACGTAGCGATCTCTATGCATGTTTAGCCATACTTCCACAATAGGATAAGCATCTGAATCAGCTTCTCCATCATCTTGCTTCTTACCTATGACTCTTAGTTGTTGTTCAGATTCTGCTCCACTCGCTGCTAACATATAGTAGCTTGACTGACCAGTTGTGGTATCACCAGAACTTGCAGTTGAACTTACAGTTACATTATAGTTTTTAACAACCATTAGTTCGTTTGCAGACAAAGACAGACTACATTGGATGTAATATGTCTGATTTGGATCAGTTATGATAAAGAACTTAACATCTGAATATCCATTCGCAGAGGTTCCTGTACCCCAATACCTACTAAACTTTTGCTCTCCATTATATACATATGAGCAGCCAGCAAAAATCCCAGAGGGTTTTAGCGTACCAGCCACATGTGGTTGAATAGTAGCAAGATTAGCACCAGGTAAAACTACAGGATCGCCAGTAAAAATATTATTATTACAAGCACCACCTGAAGTAGGTGAGAAAATCTGCGTAAAGGAACCAGTATTATAAGCTCCATCTTTTTTACGAGCAGGAACAAAACCACGAAACGCTTTAGTTGTTGACATGTTTTGTCTCCTTTTCTAAAGGACTATTCCTGAAATCTAGGTGTTCGCCCTTTTATTGTTTGTGTTTTACTAGTATTAGAAATGGGCATTCTAGAATTATTACCTCTCATCAGTTGTGAATTAACTGCATCCATTAACTGATCAGATTTTTTTCTATAGTGTTCACTTCTAGCTTTGTAGATTCTAGTAGGAATTTTTCCTAATGCAATATCTCCACGACAGATTGCTCCAGCATATCTACCTTCATCCCTAACGACAGATGTTGATCCAAGTTCAGGAACTTCGTCTTTTGAAACAAACTCCCATCCTTCTTGCAATTTCTTACCTATGTATTTATAATCTTCTTGACCTTTAAGAGTTATTCTTAACCATCCAAGAGTCATACCTTCGTTGGCGAAACGATTTGTAACTGCTTCAGGAATATGAAGAGCATCTTGCTCCTCAAAAGTATATTCAGTTGTTTCTCTATCTAAGTTCTCACGAGCTTCAGAACTACGTGTATTTGTTCGTGTCATAACTTTATCCTCCACGCTGCATATTAATTGTAGTATACTCACCTTCAGCTTTATCAGCTTTTAGTTTTTCTTCTGCATACTTTTCAAGTGGTACATTCCATTTATTAGCTAAACGAATATCTTCTTTAGATAGTTTAACTTTTTTATTAGAACCTGGAGAGCTGCGAGATGCTCCAGCTACTACTTGAGCAGGAGATGACGTTTTCCCCTGCTGACGAACTTCCTCGTTGGTTGTTGAAAACTTATGAGGAAATGTTTCTTTTATCCTATTATTAACTTCCTGATAAAATTCAGGTTCTGTAGGACTAAAACCTTCTTCTTTTAATTCTGCATCTATTGCTAATGCAGCAGCAGTCATTACTCTATCAGCACCAAACCATTCATTTTTTGATGCCCAATCTTGTGCTTGAGGATCAGGTGTAGGTTGAGGTTGATATTGTGGTTGTTGTCTACCTATACCTTGAGTTTGTTGTGGCTGCTGTTGAAACTGTTGTTTATGTATTTGTACTGATTTTAAATCAGTTTGTACATCATTTAGTATTTCTTGAGCTTGTAAAACTTTTTGAGAATCACCTTCTTCATGTGCAACTTTATAAGCATTACGTGCTAACACTAATTTATCAGCTAATTGTTTTTCAGTAGTATCTAAATTTACTCCTCTAGCATTTGTAAATTGTTGATTAACCTGATTTAATTGATGTGATAATTGTTCATTTTGTTGTATAACTTGAGCAATATGTTCATCACGTTCTTTACGTTGTTTAACTAATTGACGTATTCGCTTTTGTGCTCCTTTAGTTTCAATACCTTCAAGCTCTTTGGGTACTTCTTCTTTTGGAAATTCTTCTTTTTCTTTAGTAGACGAAGTAGTTTTAATTTTTTCATTTTCTTCTCCTTCTACTTCATATTCTACTTTTTCTTTTTCTTCTTTTTTTTCTGGAACGACTTCATCCCATTCTTCTTTTTTTTCTTCTTCAGACATAGTTCTTCCTTTCGTTGTTTACGAGACATACGACTTACGTATATACCTTATATTATACTACAAAAATTGAGTTAGTGCAAGTTTTATGCACTACCTGCATGTAAATTAAAGGTTGGATCTAGATCTTTTGGATGTTCCACACGCATAATAATTTGATCATCAAATAATAATATAAGACGAATACCCTTATATTTTATCTTTTGACCTGAATGTTTTCCATAACAAACATAATCACCTTTTTTACACCATTCACCTTTAGGAAATTTATCTTTATCTTGATAAGCTAAATCTCCTAGAGCTACCACACGACCTACTGTAGTAAGATAGGACATGTCTTCCTTTGTTGAATCAGGTAATAGTATACCACCTTTTGTCTTTTCTTTAATTGAGACAGGTCTTACGAGTACATGAAAACCTGGAAGTTCAGGTAGAATATTTGGATCACTTTGATCTTCTTCTGTAATCCACATATCATTCTTAATAGTCTTAGCTAATGATACCTGTTGCATTAGTCTTCCTCTTCATCTGAATAGATACGTTTTTTAACAATATCTGTTAGTTTATTTCTGGACCATTCAATTCCATAAATGTGCCCAACCATTTGTCTGTAATGAGCAAAATTATCTGATTGCCCTTCACAAACACCAGTTCTTAATTTATTGAGTTCGTCATTAAATTCTTTAACAACCTCATCCCATATTTCCATTTAATTAGATTTCTGCACACATATAGCAGTTAATTTCTAATCCAACAGATATTTCTTTAATATTAGGTTTAGTCCACATTATCTTTTTCCTTTCGTAGGACTTGGATATTTCCAAGCTTTATCTTCCCATTTTAAAGTTACACCTTTTTTAGGTCTACTACCATAGTCACTTTGTGACATCTTAGTATAATCTCCATACAAACCACCATCTTTATTAGGTACATGCATAGGTTTACCATTAGTAATACCTTTATCAACAGGATATGCTTTATTCCCTATTGGCATTATTTTCTCCTTTCATTTCTTCTTTTAATAGATCCATCATAATATCTATAAGTTTTAAACTTCGTTGTCTACTATCTAGATCTTCCATTTGTGAAATTTTCTCTAGAGCAGTCATACGAATTTTCTCTAGATCAATTTCAGCTTTCTGATCTGCAATAATTGTTTTAGTTAGATTATCAAGAGCTTTCATAGTTTCTTTACTTTCTCTATCAAGATCAGACTTTTCTTTTTTCAATATTGCATCTTGACCAGCTTTACCAGATTCCACTAATAATTTAGCTTCCTCTAATTCCAATTTCTGTGCATCTAATGCAGAATCTGCAGAATACTTAGCAGATGTTGCTTGTAGCTTCTGTTTCTCTAATTCTACTTTAGCTTGTTCTAAAGCTACCATTTGTTGTTCAGGTGATTGTGCTTGACCCATAGCTTGATTTGCATTTAATACTTGTTGTGCTGCAGTAGCCATAGCTGCTTCTGCAACTTTAGGATCTTTTTGTTGTTCAGGTGGCATTTGTTCCATTGCTATTCTTGCCATTCCATTCATTTGTTCTTGATATTTCATAACAGAATGTTCTTGTATATTTGCTTCTAATATTGGTTTTAATCTAGCCATTATAGGATTAGCACCATTCTGTGGGTCTTGTAAGTATGCCATCTTTGTTTGTATATGTGCATCATGGTTTTGTCCAGCAAATGCTGCAATAGGTATACCTTTAGTAGCAGCCATAATATCAGATACTGGGTCCATCTCTTGTGGTTCTTGTTTTGGTGGTAATACTTCTTCTAGATTAGGCATATTAGCAGAATTTAAAATAGTTCTATTTAATGCTTCTAGATTAAACATACCAGGAGGTGATTGCTGTGCCATTTGTAAAGCCATTTGTGCAATCATCATTCTATGTGCATTTGATGGAATATTAGGATCTGAGACAGGGATAACATCCACTCTTCCATCAAAGTCTTGTTTCATTACACTTTTTTCAGCAAAAGGAACTTCATATGGATACTCTGAAGGTAAGTAATCATAATTGATTCTTGCAAGTATTTTAAATTCATCTCTTTGAGATTTATGTAATCTCTTATGTATAGCAGAGAAGAACTTACTTGATGCTTCAAGTAATGCCATAGTCGTTCCAACAGGTCCATAAGATGCAGCATCAGAAACTATTTGTTCTGTACTGTCTGCAAACTTCTGTCCTGCTGCAGTTACAAAGCCCAACATTTGGAAAAGAGTTGAGGAAGGTTCTTTATAAGGGAGAGAGATAATTGCCTTATTCAAATCTTGTCCTGTTGCTTCTACTTCTTTGAACTCACCTGGACTTATTGGTTCATTATCACCAACAATCCTTACACCTTTTGCTTTAAATCCTCCTGGCAAGTTTGCGAATTGACCTGCATCCACTAGACTTCTCATAGCTGCTGTAGCAGTCATAGTAAGATTTCCTAAGAAGTGCATGAGACCAAATCCATAGAAACCAAATCCTGGAACGAATCTATAATGTACAAAGTGCGAGACTTTTTCTTGATTCTTATCATCCTTCTTATAGTTTCTACGAATACTTAAAATTTGTTTTGATTGCTCTTCAACTGTAACAATATAAGGAAGAGCATAGTCTTCTTCTATTTCTAGATAACAATGTTGTTCTAGTAATGTATATTGAGGATCATTATTTTCTGTAGGTGATAATCCTAATATAGTATCCATTTTAGAAGAAAATGATGTAGGTTGTGGATTTGTTGCATCTGGTAATTCTATATCACTATATATTCCTGATCGTATATCTTTTGCAAGATCAACAGGACTTCTATATATTACATGTGTATATCTATCTGCTTTTTTTAGATTAGATGCATAATAAGATACATAGAATTGATCAATAGGAACAAATTCAGATACTGGTCTTTTTAATGTTGCATCATAATAAACTTTTTTAAATGCTGATCCTATTAAAGGGAGGTGAAACAGCATTCTTTCAAACTCATCAAAGTATTCAGGCATCTGCTCTGTTGTTTGATAGTTCATAAATTCTTGTACACGATTAGCTTGATCTTCTCTTTCAGGAGTAGTCTTACCTAGTATATGTGCTTTAACTGGACCTGAAGGTGGAAATAATTCTTGTATAGCTTTTGATTGAAATTTAACAGCAGATTCAATTAACATAGGATGTACTGCTGTACATGCACCTTCAAATGGTTCTGATGAATCTTGTATTTTTAATCCTAATAAATCAAATCCTCTTTCAAACATAGACTCCCATTCTTGTCGAGAATCTCTATCTGATGTAAAACAATCAATAACTTCAGTTGCTATAGTTGTTATTTGTTCTTCATCTAATGTATCAACTAAATTACCATACCATTCTTGTACAGATTCTTCAGCTCCCATTTCTGGTGATGTACCTTCAAGATCAACAATAACACCACCATCTGTATCCATTTCAAATGTTGGTTGTGCCATTGTAGCTTCTTCAGGTTTTGGTATATTAACTACGTTTGATACTTCTTCTGGTATCTGTTCAAATGGATTACGTTCTGTTGCCATTATATAAACCTCGCTTCTCTCTTATATGGATCACGCATGATCATACCCCCTTGGTTTTTCTTTATTTTAATACCATAAAAATCTACAATTTTATCAAAAGCTTCTTTTGTTTTAGCATTTTCAATTTTACGAAATTCATCTAAAGATATTTTTTTATTAAATAATTTGTCCAAATCTTCTAGTGATGCATAACTAAAACTGGAAGGAAGATTCTTTTTAAAATCTTTAAAAGTTTTTATTTCACCACTTAATATTCTATTAACATCAATAGGTACTAAATCTTGTGGACTTCCTAAAACAGTTTGTTTTAATCCAGAAACATCAGCAATAATTTCTTCTTGCATATCAATAAGATTTTTTGCTGATTTACTTGGATTAGTTATAGTTTCAACACCAGATATTTTTTCTTGACCAAAACCTTTTTGTTTTAATTTTTTATTAACATTTTGTTTAATATCATCTTTAATACTACCCATAGTTAGTTTAATCTTATTTCTAGGAACATCATAACGAACTATTTGTTGTTGCGTAGCTCCTTTATCTTGAAAAAATTTTATAGTTTTTAAATTAGCTTCTGGAGTAAGTGATCCTGATATTAAACTTTCTTTTCCTATTTCTGCTTTTTCTATTACTTTTTGTCTTCCTGGAAGTCCTGCTGTTTTATCTTGTACAGAAATAATTCTATAAACTGGAATAGTATCACCATATCCTTGTTCATCTAAATAGTTAGTTGTTTTAGTTTTTATTTCTTTATTATTTTCTATTTTAGCTATTAATTGATTTCGAGAAAGTTTAGCAGGATCAATAATATATCCAGTTATTGCTTCTGTAGTATTTAAATCTTTTGCTATTTCTGGTACTTTAGTTTTACTAGCCATTTTAGCAGCTAACTTAGCTAATTGACTTGCACCTATTACTGCTGCTCCTATGGGTGCACCAGCTCCTGTAGCCATCATTACAGCTCCTGTACCTGTACCAACATCTCCTGCAGTACTAATACCTTTTAATAATGCATCCATGTATCTTTTATTTTTTAGATCCTGATAGATAGTAGGTTCTATACTTGATAGTCCAGTTTCTCTTGCTATATCAGACATAGGAAGCATTTGTGCTGAAAGTAATCCCATGTTCTTCAAATCCTGTTTTGTAAGATTTGAAGTTGTTTGATCACCAATACCATATTTAAGTGAACGTAAACCATCAGCCATTATATTGAATTTCCCCTATATACTATCTATTATACCACTAAGTTCGCCAGTATGCAACCTTTTTCTTTCTAGGTTCATCTTCCCAATCAGGATCTTCTGGATGTGATAGGTGCCAAGACTCTTTCATATAATGTATTGCCATGGTCATAGCATCTACCTGATCATCATGTGCAGCATTGGGAAACCTTAACATTTCTTCCAGTAAATCTTCTGACCACTTCTTATTTTTTGGTATCCATACACGACCTGATTCCATCATAGGAGATGCTGCATAAACTCTGGATACTTTATCTTTATCAGGTAAATATTCTAATACAGGTACACCAGATCTACGCATATCTTGTATTAATGATTGTCCTGATGCTTTCTTTTCTATCATACAAACATCAGGTTTATGTTCATGGTACAATAATTGAGCCATACGTCTTAATTCTGGATATTCAAATCTACCTTTTATATTTCCTAATAAAAGTAAATTGGATTGATAATTTTCATACCCATCTTCATCCTGATCATACATGGAGAATATACCCCATGTTTGTATGACACTATAATCTGCTGTTGTCTTAGTAGAAAATGCTGTATCATATGTTTGTATTATAAAATCACATGGAGGTGGTTCATCATATTCCCACCAACGTATCCATTTCTTTTTAATTAAACCACCTTCATCAGGAGTTGGGTCCTGCATATACAATGCATTCCAATATCGTGCACCATTTGATGCTTTTATTTCTGATTCATCTACTTTTAATACTTCTTCTGGCTTCCATTCTGGAAAATAACTAGAACCTATAGGTAAATTAAGTAATTCTGCTGCATTTTCGTCAAGCCATGCTGGTATTCTTACTACATCCCAAGGAGTTACAGCATAATCTCCTACATTTTCTTGTTGTTTTAGTAACCATCCACAAAGATCATCATAATGATACCTTGTATTTATTATTAATATGGAACCATTGGGCATAATACGTGTTCTTAGTCCTGCTGGATACCATTCCTTAACGTATCTTCTGCCTGCTTCAGAGTATGAATCCTCTTCTGACATGACATCATCAAGGATCGCAATGTGTGCACCTCTTCCTGCAATCTGGGATCGTACTCCAGCAGCATAGTAGGTTCCTCCCACATTTGTCTTCCATTTACCTGCTGCTCGTACATCTGTACGTAAGGACACTCCTTTGAAAACATTCTGAAAGGATTCTTCATTGACCAAATCTCTGACAGAACGACCAAAATCACTTGAAAGCTGGTCACTATGGGAAACAGTAAGTATCTCATGTTCTGGATTCCTTCCAATATACCATGCAGGAAACAATTTAGAACAGATTACAGACTTAGAAGACCTGGGTGGTAGAAAAACCATGAGTCTTTTTATCTCTCCAGCTTCTAATTGTCGTAATTTTTCACTAATAACCTCTATATGTCTACCCATCTTCCAATCAGAAACAAGCTTTGGAGCCATTTGGCGAACAAATGTTAGGAAATCTGCTTTAGATTCCTGTTTAACCTTAATATTTAAGAGATTATTAAGAGTTAAAAGAGGTGATATGTCTATAGAGTTCTCTATAGTTTCCAATGTTATAATCCTTGTTGTATGTTATTATATTTTTTATAAGGAAAAACAAAAAACAAAAATGAAAAACAAAGTATAATGTACTTGTGGTTTTTAAATCTTTATATATTATATATAATTATACACTACTCCCCACTTAATGTCAAGTCTTTTTTTTATTTTTAGTTATAGACCCTAGTTTTTAGGTAAATATATGGGGGTATCATATATATATATAATACACGCATGCGTTTTTTGGGGTGGGGTGGTGCAATTCCTTTTATAATAATGCAAATCATTCTCAATCAATACCTTATTAAAAAGAATCTTTTAAAATTTAATATAATCTATGTAATTCTTTTTATATTGGTTATTACTTCATAAATTATCATCAAGAAGAAGTGTATTATGTATTAAATCAATCTATAAACCTATATAAAGCAAGGTAGTGACTACAATCTAATAATAACCAGTCATTATTATTATTTATTCTATTGATTATTATATTGATTATTAAAATCTATTTAAAAGCATTAAATAAGCTTATACAAAGCTTTCTTTAGTTTGTAGTATGTTAGTATATTAAATGTATTTATGGCTAGTGCATGGCTATTTATGAACCATTAAACACTATATTATATATAAAAAAAGAGTTATTAAAATCAATCAATAACTCTTTTTATTTGTAAGGTTTAAAAGTTTATTTTTTTAATAAATATTCATGTACTAATTCCTTTGTAAATTCATATGACAAACCAAACTTTTCAACTATTTCATTTATAATAGTCTCAGAATGAAAGCCATTGCTTATATATCTTTTATTGTCTGGAAAGTAAGAGCCAGTTTTAAAAGCTTTATTTTTATAATTATCTATATAATTTGTTATTTCATTATTCATTGTTATTTTTCCTTCTTTAATTAATATTAATAATCTATATATAGATAAAAAAATATTAATGCAAGTTATTTATTCAACTAACATAAAATTATTATCTTTAAAGCTAGGTAAAAAACCTTTTGCTTTTAAATATAATGTACTATTCTCAGGTTTTAAAAATGTTAAGTCGTTACTATCACCTGAAATCATATTACTATATAAAAAACCTTGCTTTACATATTTATCTATAACTTTTTCATGTATTACAATAGCTATTCTCATTTTTTTACTTAATGCTATATCAACATATTTTTTATATTTACTTTCATTGCTATAGGAAAATGTTAAGTCAATAAAACCTTTGGTATTTCTTAATGGTTTTTTGGTATAGTCATAATATTTAATATTATGTTGTATAGTATAATATTTTATATAATTAAATATGTTAGAGTCTTTTTCAAATTCAATGTCACTTGTACCATTTAATCTAATACAAGGTTTTAAATTCTTTTTATTAGCTATTCTTAAAAGTTTTTCAGTATCTTTTTTTAATAGTTTTAAATATTCTTTTGGATATTGTATTTTAAATAATGCTTTTATTAATCTATATATATTTATATTTTCAAATATAATAGCATTGCCAGTATGCAAAATACAAGTTTTAAAACAATTAGCAATTTTTGCATGTGTACAAAATTGCTTTAAATTATATAAATATTGTATCCCTGTAATATATCCATTTTTAGAGTTTTTACTTGTCTTTAAATCTTTTTCAATAGATAAAAGAGAATTAGGGAATTTACAGAAAGCATTATATATTTTTTTATCAGTAAATATTTTATGCTTTATTCTGGTAGCTATTTCTTTTGATGTTTCCTTTTTACTATCAAATAATAAATTTTCTAAATTATCTATATTATATATTATTTTTGTTTTATCAAATTTCATTTTTTTAATTCCTTATTAAAATTTTAAATGCATATAATAAATTTAATTCTTGCATTTGTTTATATGTAATTTTTTTATTTAAAAATAATTGCATAGTTTTATTCAATATTTTATTTAATTGTTTTTCTTTTTGCATTTTTTTAAACCTTTATAAATTAAAAACTATATATAGAGTATACTAATTAATTATAATTACAACCTATACTTGAGATAGGAAAAACCTATAACTAAAAAGATATATAATAATGTATGATATAGGAATTTCCTATGTAACATATAGGTTGAAATTATATCTAGCTGTGCTATGGTAAATCATATTAAACAAAAATAAGGAAAACAAATAATGAAAACATTATTTAAAAATATAAAGTACAGACCAAGACCAAATAGAATGTTTACTAGAGGTAAATGTGAAACATGGTATGGTATTAAAGGTAAAGGTAAAGATACGCTATGTTCTATATACTTTGGAAGTTTAGCTCTATATGTATACAAACCTAAAACATTTTGGAGTTTAGATAGACTAAACTTTGAAGGTTAAAATAATACTTGACAGGTTTTGCTAGTTCCTGTATTTTAAAAACTAGCATATAAAGGAAAAATAATTAGAAAATTTAGAGGAGAATAAAAATGACTAAAGAATATAAAATATACAATGAAGACAATGAATTAGTAGCTAAAGGAAAACTGTTAGAGATATTGCAGTTACTAATTAATCTAGGATATAGAATAGAGGAGAAAGTATGAATGAGTAGATTATCAGACCAAATACTAGACGAAGAAAACACATGGTATCTTGCAGTAGGTAAGATATTTGATGAGGGTCATAAACACTTCGCAGAATTTGCAAGTGAAGTGACACAAAGAAAACCACACCCAAATCCTAATATTCCTACACATGAAGTGGAAGAAGAACTAGAGGAATTTTGGAATGAAAAATGGAGTATGTTAAGATGAAACATGAACTATATAAAGACTATGCACTAGGCATGGACATTGCTTGTCTAGGGTCTAGGTATAATCTAACTTGTGAAGAAGTTAGAGAACTACTAGGCATAGAAGAAGATGAGGAGAATGAAGATGATTATTAGCAGAGGATATAAATTAACAGAGTTCAGAGATAAATGGAAAACTATTTATAGTAAAACATTTCTGAACAAGTATATACCTATCCATGAAAATGTATGGGTAGATGATAAAGAGTTTATAGAAACTATGAAGAAACCAGAAGGTGAAAGATACATATGGACAATAGGAGAACAAGATTGTGTCTGGTATGTAACAAGTGGCTACCATTGGGTTAATAGAATAGGTTTTATAATAACTAAAAATAAATGGGAGCATGACATGAACATAGAAGTAAAAGGATATTAATATGAATGAAGATTTATACGAAATGAGTAATAAGTTATTAGCTTTTTGTGAGAAGTACAAAGATGAAATTCCTTATGATGACTTAAATAATTTCCATGAGTTATGGAGTAGAATTTATAATAGTTTACAAACAGGAGAATGAAGAATGATAACATTTATGAAAGTTGTTGGAGTATTTGCTTTGTTTCATTCAATAACAAGTGTAATACTTCTTATGTATTTTAAATATCCTATTGATTTATTTATGTTTTTTATATTTGCTACTGAATTTGCAATAGGTATTATGATGTTTATAGGAATAAAAATATTAAGAGATGAATATTACCATATTGGTAACAAAAATGGTAAAAAATAATACTTGACATTAAAATTTATATGAGTATAATATATATAATTTATGGAGAATAACATGATAAAAAAATATAAAACACATACAGAAATTGATACATCTATTGAGAGTATTATACAAGGTGCTTTTGATACGACTAATATAAAAGAAATTCCTATAGAAAAAATAAATACTTTCATAAAGGAATATGATAAAGAAATGTCTAGAGATTTAGACAATCAACATTATAGTGAAGGAGAAGTTTATGACTAAAGAACAAGCACTAGAAAATATTCGTTGGGCATTAGTAAATTATCTTGATGATAATCCTAGCGAAGATGGAGAATTAATTGATAAATCATTTAATAAAATAAGAGAGGATATAGACAATGAAGATTAGAGATTTAATAGAACTACAAGAAGTTATAGAGAAAAAGAATACACCTATTGATATACATGAATATGATTTTAAATACTATTCAAGTTCAGAAGGTAAAGAACGTGACATATTAGACATGGATTTAATTCATGTTATCAGAGCTTTATCCAAGACTAACAATACTTCTACAAAGGATAAAGATATAATAGAAGGACAATTATCTAGAATAAAAAACCATGTAGATAATGTTAGAGTATTAGTTAATTCAATAGAGGAGGATATTAAAGATGGATAAACTAACAGAACATGAACTATTAAATAGACTTGATAATGAATTTTATGATGTTGATTTTCAAGTTGTAACAAGTGCAACAAGAGGTGTTGTAGCTACTGTTCAATTTTATGAAGATAAATTAGATGAGGAGTGTTGTACAGATGAATAAAGATAATCATTATGTACTTATTACTTCCTTTAATGAAGAGGGATATAAACTTTATGCAAAAGATATGCTTAAAAGTTTTAAAAAGTTTTGGAATAAAGATGTAGAACTAGAAGCATGGTATCATGATTGTAAACTACCTGCTGATATTCCACGAGCTTCTAACATTATTTATAAAAATTTAAATGATGTAAAGGATATGATTAATTATAGAAAAAATATGGCTAGATATGATGGTACTCTTGGTGGCACAGTTGAATATGATTGGAGAAGAGATGCTATTAAATGGTGTCATAAAGTTTATGCTATGACTGAAACAGCTAGAATGAGTAGTAGTAAATGGTTGATATGGTTAGATGCTGATACAGTTACTCATAAACCAGTACCAAAAAAATTTCTTAATGAGTTATGTAAAAAAGAAATAGATATACTTCATTTAGGTAGAACTGCAATAGATTATAGCGAAACTTCTTTCGTAGGATTTAATTTACTTTCTGTGATGGCACAAGAATTTTTAGAAGATATGCGTGGTTGTTATAACATGGGTGAAACTATTGCATATAGAGAATGGCATGATGGTTTTATATTTGAACGTCTTCTCAAAATTCATATGGCTCATGGATTAGTAGCCCATAATCTTACGCCAAGTGTAAGAGGATTAGATGTATTTAATCAATCTTCTTTAAATAATTATCTACAACATTTCAAAGGATTTAAAGATATAAATGCTAGTAGATATACATTTCTTTATGATATGATAGAAAAATATAAAGCTAATAAAATAATAGAAACTGGTACTTGGAATGGTGGTCGTGCTATCAAAATGGCAGATGCATCATTTAAACATACAGATGTAGTGCAATATATTGGATATGATTTATTTGGACTAGCTAATAATGAACTAGATAAAAAAGAATTTAATACAAAGACGCACCATACTTTAAAAGAAATACAAGATAGATTAGATAAGTATGCAAGAGAAAAGAAAAAACTAGGAAAAACATTTGAATATGTTCTTCATGAAGGAGATACAAAGGATACACTAAAAGAAAAAATGGATGCTGATTTTGTCTTTATTGATGGTGGACATTCATATGAAACAGTTAAACATGATTTTGAAATGTTAAAACATAATCCTCAAATTGTTCTTGATGATTTCTTTTTAGAGGATGATAATGGAAAGAAACCAAGTGAAGAACATTGTGGAGTTAATAAACTCTTTGAAGAAATTACATTACCAAAGAAAGTTTTAAAGACAAGAGACCCTGTAATGAGTGGGGGAGTTATTGGACTAGCTTTAGTAACTCAATGGAAACAACTCTTACATAATAAGGAGAATGTATAATGAATGAATATATATTTACAACAAAGCATACTGTTTTAATTGAAGCAGATAGTAAAGAAGAAGCAACAGAAATCTATGAAAATCTTGATGACTATGGAGATATTTCTGATGTAGAAATAGAGGAGAATGAAGATGTTCCTAGTAACATATAAAATCCAAGATGGAGAGCATGAATACCATGAGTACTCTTGGTTCTCTATGGGTACTCAATCTGATTATGATGTGGGAGTTATTAAAGATAAGGTACTGATAGAGGAAGTTTATGGTGGAGAAGTTGAACAAGAAGAAGGAACAAATAAATATTTTTCAAGAGATTGGGATACATATATACAAGTATATTCTGTAAAAGATATAACACCAAAAGAATTAGATGTGTTAGATAAGTTTGGAGTGGTATATAAATGAGAATTAAAATTTCAAGAGTAGCTAAAGATATAGATGGTATACCACGAGCATTTACAATTAAAATAAATGGTAAAAAATATCCTAGAAATGTTAAAGGATTTTATTTTCCTGATGATAGAAAAAAAATTACTGCTATAAACCAAGCTATAGAAGATTATAAAATTGAGGAGAATGAATTAGCATGAGTACTATACAAGGTAAAGCATATTGGGCTTCAATCATTACTCCAAATACTACATTTGATACAGATGGAGTATGGTCTATAGATGTTGGTAATCTTAATAAAAAAAATAAAAAAAGAGCTGAAGAGAATGGATTAACTGTTAAGAATAGAGGTGATGATAGAGGTGATTTTGTTATCATTAAAAGAAAAGTTAGGCGTGCAGATGGTGATAAAAATAAACCACCAAAAATTATTGATGCTCAAAAGAATGATATGTCTACAACTAGAGTTGGTAATGGTTCATTGGTTAATGTATTATATTCTACTTATGAATGGGAATTTAAAGAGCATAAAGGAGTTTCAGCAGATTTACACGCAGTTCAAGTAATAAATTTAGTACCTTATAATTGTGATAATGAAGATGAAGCTTTTGAAGTAGTTCCTGAAGATAAAACTAAAACAAAAAAGGAGAAAGAAATGACTGAAGAAAATAGTTTTAAAATAAAGAGAGGTGAATTTGGTTATATTTATTGTATAACAAATGAGTCTTGGAAAGATTGGGTTAAAATAGGTATGACTACTGGACTTAAATCTCGTATAGCAGGTTTTAATGCATGTAATCCTACTGAATGTAAAGTTATAGATTATCACATAACAGATAAGTTACACTTTAATGAGCATGAAGTACACAAACATTTTAATAAGTTTATTAAGAAAAAGAAACGAAAAGAAAAAGTTAGTTCTACTAATACAACTTCGTTAGAGTGGCATAATGTTTCTGTTGCAGAAGCTAAAGAATTATTTTCAAGTGCTATACAAAGTGTTAAAGCTACACATTTAGAAGAACAACTTGGAGAATAAAGATGACTGATGATATGATGTTTGGAGAAAGTAATATAATTAAACCAACAAAAGAAAAACAAGTTACCATAGACAGAGAAGTTTATAAAAGTTTTGTTAGAGAAATAGCAGAAGAAATGTTTCGTAGGTCTACTATGCAATGGAGTTACCATGACCTGCATGACATCATGGGAGATGGAAAGAGATTACCTAAAGCACAGAAGATATATAGACAACACTATGATTTTGTAAGGGCTTGTTTGAAAAGACACTATATAAATCAAGAGGTTAAGAGTGATTAATATAATAATAAAAAAACTATTTGACTTATGCAAGTATATTGTGTTACTATGGGTATTATATATTATAGTTATGATGTTTTTAGGTACGTTTGGAGTAGTATAATGTTTATAATAGGTTATCCAACAAAAGATGAAGATGTTATCATAGAACAGCTAACACATTTTAATGGAGAAACTATAATTTTTAAAACAGAAGCAGAAGCTAGAGCATACATCTCCAAATTATATGTAAAAACAGGTGTTAATGTAGAGCCATTTGAAGATGATGGTTTATTAATAATGAGAGTACAATAGAGTGTGGGTGTGATAGGTTATCCTAGGGCAATTCACTTAATGAGAACTCAACGAAATGCAGACCAAGTTCTCGCCCACAAATTAATTTAAAGGAGAAAAATAATGCATAAATCACAGATACATGAGAGTGTATTAAAATTAGGAGAAGATGCCACGTTCAATGTAAGAACTGTATTAGAATGGTTGGAATATAATAAGAAACTTTTACCTTCACTTAAACGTAGAGTTAGAGAAAAAGAAAAGGGAGCTATAGCAGAGAAAGCAAATGTTGAAGGATATATAAGAATGATTAATCATTATCTACGACATGGAGATTGGTGTAGTGATTTCTTTGGATATAGACAGGAATTAAAAACTAAATGGAAAGTTATTAAGAAATGAGATATATAATAGGAAGTATTTATTTTTTTATATTTATCCTCATGTTATATGTTTGGACAATAAGTGTAATGGCTGATGATGGGAGAGATTGTTTAGCTGAAGCAGTTTATTATGAAGCAAGGTCAGAAAGTTTTGAAGGTAAATTAGCAGTAGCTAATGTAATACTTGAAAGATTAAGAAGAGATGATTTTCCAAATACTATTTGCAAAGTTGTGCATGATGGTGTATATTGGAAGAATAATATAGTAAGAAACAGATGTGCTTTTTCTTATTATTGTGATGGAAAACATGAACGTATGTTAAATATAAAAGCTAAAGCAGATGCATATACAATAGCTGATTTTGCTTTGAATGGTGTAGAACTACATGATACATTAGGTGCTACACATTATCATGCAGTTTATGTACGTCCTAAATGGGCAAATAAATTTTATTTTATTAATAAAATAGGTACACATTTATTTTATTTAAAGGATTATGATGAGAATTAATTTTGTTTACAGAAACGAACACGTCAGAAAGAAAACTACTATTGGTCGTTCACCTTTGAGCAGACCATTAAATAAACATAAACGTAGAACATGGAAAAAATATAGAGGACAAGGAAGATGATTAAAAGATTTAATGAAATAGAATTGTTACGTAAAAATGTAAAGGATTTACAAGGACAATTACAAAATGCTTACATAAGAATAAAAGAATTAACAGAAGCATTACATGAAGAAAGAAAAAGAGCAGGACATAATGACCATTATACAACACCATCAGGATGGGCTATGCCTAATGAAAATCCTGATGCTACACATATAGAGGAGAAAAAAGATGAGTGATGCCAGAGGATTTTGGTTTGACTTTGATGGTACACAAAGAAAACTTTTAGAAAAAAGAAAGGAAAAAAAGATGTCTAAAAATAGTTTTATCCAATGGATAGAAAACGAAGCTAAAGCATATGAAAGGAGTAAAAACATGGCTAAAGCAACAACACCTAAAGTAGAGATGACTTTAAATGATAAACAAAAGAAAGGATTGCTTGATATTTTTAATGCAGGTAATGACTTTCTACAAAGTTATAGAGACTCAGGCATTAAGTATGTGACTGCCTGGGAAATAGAAAACCTTTTAGATTTACTAGATGACATGAAAGAATTATATGGTATCTCACCTAAAATATCTGCTGAAGCAGACAGAGAGGGTGACCACTATCCTAATCATTGGGGTGACCATGTATTTTCTGACGACCCAAGAGCATGGAAACGTAAGGTAGACTAAAGATGATTGAAGATTTGAAGAGAGAGCAAAGTCAAGTTTATCGTGAGTTTCTAAAAGAATATCTGACAGAAGGATATGATTTAGAAGAAGCTAAAACATTAGCTAAACAAGACACTAAAGAAGTTATGCAAGATAAGCTTGACTTTGTAGAAGAATTGTGGGATAATTCATTTGATGAATTGGAATAATAACATGGATAAAAAATGGTTAGACAGAGGTGCTTGTCCTAAGTGTGGCTCTAGTGATGGTAATGTAAACCATTCAGAGGGATATAGCTTTTGCTTTGTCTGTGAAACTAGATTTGGAGAGAGTATGCAAACAGAAACAATAATACCTATGAAGAGAGAAAGTAATATAAAAACTGTAGGTACTTTAGGTGCATTAACTGAACGTAGTATATCTAAAGAAACTGCACAAAAATATAATACAGATGTGAAGGTAAATGGAAATATGAATACCCATCACATCTATAAATACTTTGATGAGAGTGGAAATAATATAGGAAATAAAGTACGTAATGTTTCTACCAAAGATATGTGGGTTGAAGGTAATATGACTGAAGCATTATTGTTTGGTCAGAATATCTTTGCTCCTAATGGTAAATATATAACTATAACTGAGGGTGAAGTAGATGCCATGTCTGCTTACGAATTACTAGGTAGCAAGTGGGCATGTGTTTCTATTAAGACAGGAGCAGGGTCAGCATTACGTGATTGTAAAAAAGCATTTGAATATCTTGATAGCTTTGACCAGATAGTTATATCATTTGATATGGACAAGCAAGGTAGAGAAGCAAGTGAAAAGGTTGCACAATTATTTTCACCTAACAAGTGTAAGATTATGCATATGGAACACAAAGATGCGAATGAATATTTACAAGTAAATAAACGTGAAGAATTTACTAGAGCATGGTGGAATGCACAACCATTTACACCTGCAGGAATAGTTAATCTAAAAGATTTAAAGAGTACATTATTTGAAGAAGAGTATTGTGAGACATGTCTTTATCCTTGGACTAAATTAAATGATAAGACTTATGGTATGCGTACAGGTGAGTTAATTACCTTTACAAGTGGTGCAGGTATGGGTAAGTCTTCTATTATGAGAGAGTTGATGTATCATATGTTAAAGAATACAAATGATAATGTAGGTATACTTGCATTGGAAGAAGGTATAAAAAATACTACCTTTAATATCATGTCAGTAGATGCTAATGCTAGATTATATATTAATGAAGTACGTAAGAAATATAGTCAAGAAGAATTAGATACATGGTTTGATAATACTGTAGGTACAGGAAGGTTCTTTGCTTTTGACCACTTTGGTTCTATTAATAATGATGAAATACTTTCAAGAGTTAGGTTCATGGCACAGGCATTGGATTGTAAATGGATATTCCTTGACCATCTATCTATCCTTGTATCAGGTCAGGAAGATAATGATGAAAGAAAATCTATTGATATTCTTATGACTAAGTTACGTTCATTAGTAGAACAAACAGGTATAGGATTACTATTAGTGTCACACTTACGTAGACCTACAGGAGATAGAGGACATGAGGATGGGAAGGAAGTCTCTCTATCACATCTTCGTGGTTCTGCTTCTATTGCTCACCTATCTGATAGTGTTGTAGCATTAGAGAGAGACCAACAAGCTGAAGATGAAGTGTTAGCAAATACAACTACCATACGCATATTAAAGAATAGATATACAGGAGATACAGGTATAGCTACACACTTATTTTATGATAGAGAGACAGGTCGTATGAAAGAAATTTCTAATCCTTATGAAGTAGATGATAATAATTCTGGTGATGAGGAGATACCATTTTAATGAAATGTTGGTATTGTAATACAGAATTAATATGGGGTGGAGACCATGACATTGAAGAAGAAGATTCTGAGTACTGTATAGAAACAAATTTACATTGTCCTCAATGTGATTCTTTTGTAATGGTTTACCTACCTAAAGATAAAATGTGGGATCACTATTGTCCTGTGGAAGAAACAGAAATGTCTATTGGTAAAGATGAAGAATGTAATTGGTGTGGTGCAACAGAAGATTGTGAGTGGAAGGAAAATGAGAGCAGTAGTTGATATAGAAACAGACAGTTTAAATCCTACAGTAGTTCATTGTGTAGTGGCTAAAGATATAGATACAGGTAAGGTCTATCCTTTTCCACCTGACCTGTTGCATGGATTTAGAGATTGGTCACATGGAGTAGACCAATTTATTATGCATAATGGTTTATCTTTTGATGCACCTATTCTTAATAAGTTATTGAATACAAATATAAAACCTAGTCAGATTGTAGATACGTTAATACTATCACAACTATTTAATCCTATTCGAGATGATGGTCATAGCTTGGAAGCATGGGGTAAGAAATTACAAATGCCTAAAGGAGAAGTAGAAACTTTTGATATATATACAGATGATATGTTAGAGTATTGTAAACAGGATGTGAATATAACTCATAAACTTTATGATATTTTAAAACAGGAAGGTAAAGGATTTTCTAAATCTTCTATCAATCTTGAGCATAGAGTAAGATTAATTGTTAATCAACAAGAATCAAATGGGTTTGCTTTAGATTTACAGAAGACTATGTGTTTATTTAATCAATTAAAAGATGAAGCATATGAGTTAGAGAAGTGGGGAAGAACACATTTTGATCCAACAGTTATAGAATTAAAAACAAAAACAAAATATATACCATTTAATATAGGTTCAAGACAACAGATTGCAGAACAATTAGTAAATCTAGGTTGGAAACCAACACATCATACAGATAAAGGTAACATAATAGTAAGTGAAGAAGTATTAGATAGTTTAGATATACCTGAAGCTAAAAAGTTTTCAAGATTTTTATTATTACAAAAACGTATAGCACAAATTAAGTCATGGATAGAAGCATGTAGTGATACAGATGGTAGAGTACATGGGAGAGTACATACATTAAAAACTATTACAGGTCGTATGGCACATCATTCACCTAACATGGCTCAAGTTCCTGCAGTTCGTTCTCCCTATGGAAAAGAGTGTAGGGATTGTTGGACTATTGATAATCCTTATACTCATTCTATAGTAGGTACTGATGCAAGTGGATTAGAATTAAGATGTCTTGCTCATTTAATGAATGATAAAAAGTTTACAGATATATTATTAACAGGAGATGTCCATACAGCTAATATGAAAATGGCAGGATTAACTAATCGAGATCAGGCAAAGACATTTATCTATGCATTTATGTATGGTGCAGGTGCATCTAAGATAGGTAAGATTGTTGGAGCAGGTGCAAAGGAAGGACAGATATTAATTAATAAATTCCTTTCTAATATGCCAGCATTAAAAAGAGTACGTGATTCTGTTACGAAAGCATCAAGGAAAGGTGTTATTAAGGGTATAGATGGTAGGTTATTACGTATAAGAAGCCCACATAGTGCTTTAAACACCCTTATACAGGGTGCTGGAGCAGTAGTATGTAAGCTATGGTTAATCAATATGATTAAACGTATTAAACAAACAGGTGTGGATGCTAAACTTATTGCATCTATACATGATGAATACCAATTTGAAGTAGCTAACAAAGACATTAATAAATTTGGAAGAGTAACAAAGGATGCTATGAAAGATACTGAGATACAATTACAAATGAAATGTCCTCTAGATAATGAATGGAAGGTAGGAAAGACATGGGCACAGACACATTAGAACAATTTACTTTGTTTGATATGAATGAAGAAGATTATATATCTGATGATATATCTACACATAAATGTAGAGAGTGTGAAAAAGTTAAACCTGTTCATTCTTTTAATACTAAAAATATAATACCTCCTCAAAAAAAAGAAGGAAGTTTTTTTCCTGTTCGTAGACAAACACATAAAGGAGATGTTCAGCTATTTGTTTTATTTAATACTTGTAAAGAGTGTGATGCTAAAGGAAGAGCAGGAAGACATGCTAGATTACGTATGTATCCTAACCCTCCTGAAGGTTATCATTGTCCTATATGTAAAAAAAATGAAGAAGAAATTTTTAGTAATCAAATAATTGTAGATAAAGACTATAATATTTATAAAAGAAAATATGATTTAAAGAGTGCTTGGCATCTTGACCATGACCATAAAACAGGAGAGTTTAGAGGTTGGTTATGTAGAACTTGTAATACAGGATTAGGAGCAATGGGAGATACTATAGAAGGTCTTGAGAGAGCTATTAAATATTTGAAAGGAGACTTTGATGGAAGTACAGGAATTTAAAGGTAGAAAAGATCATGCTGATTATATCAAACGTGGTATAGCAGTAGAAAACTATTTTGTTAAGGAAGCAAAGAAGAGAGATTATAATATATGGATTGCTTCTGAAGAACAAAATATAAAACAGCATATAGATTTAGTGCTACAAAAAGATGGAAAGGAGTTTAGTGTAGATGTAAAAGCTATAAGGACAGGGAATAAAAGTAGAGTACCTGATGATACTTGGATTGTTGTAGAATTTTTAAATACTATGGGTGATAAAGGTTGGCTCTATGGTAGTGCTGACTACATAGTGTTTGAAAGAATAAAAGATTTTGTATTTTGTAGTACAAAAGAATTAGTAGTTCTGGCACATAAACTTGTGAATAGAAATGACAGAGTTTCTAGTTATAAGGATGCTGAATACAAAGTTTGGGGTAGATTATATCAGGGTAAAAAAGATTTAATATCTAGGATGGAGATGTCCAAGATATTAGAATTAAAAAATACTTTTATATGGAAAAAAACTGTTGACATTTCTAATTAGATGTGTCATAATTACTTTATTAATAACTAGAAAAGGAGTACACCTATGAGTGTAATAAAAGGAAACGCATATTGGGCATCAATCGTCAGCCCAAATACTACATTCGATTCAGATGGAGTATGGTCAATAGACGTAGGTAATCTTGATAAGAAAAACATTGAGATTGCTAAAAATGATGGTCTCGAAATTAAGAATAAAGGAGATGATCGTGGAGATTTTGTTACTGTTAAACGTAAAGTTAGACGTAAGGATGGTAGCATGAATAAAGCACCTGAAGTTAAGGATGCACAAAAACGTACCATGATTAATACATTAATTGGTAATGGTTCAGAAGTCAATGTACTTTATAGTACATATGAATGGGAGTTCAAAGGTCGTTCTGGAGTATCTGCTGATTTACGTGCTATACAGGTAACTAATTTAGTACCTTACAATGTAGACGCTGATGCAGATGAAGCTTTTGAAATAGTTCCTGATGGATTTGTAAGTAATGAATCTGATGAGGAAGTGTCTTTCGCTTCTTAACCAACCAAGAAAGGATGGAGAGGTGCTACTGAACGAGTATCTCTCCATTATTTATTATGAAAACAATAGATACATTAGTCAAAGATATTTATTCTTTATTTGATTCTAATATTGATAATAAAATAGATGAGAAAAAATTAGAAGAAAATTTAGATATATTTGTGAATGGTTTAAAAGAAGTTGTAACTGAATTTTTTAAAGAGAAACCTGCAGTAAAACGTAACTTACGTTTATCTTCTATAGGTAGACCTGCAAGACAACTTTGGTATGATAAAAATTCAGACAAAGATGTAATACCATTAGAACCTAGTACACGTATTAAGTTTTTATATGGTCATATTCTTGAGGAAGTATTACTTCTCTTCACACGTGTTGCAGGACATACAGTAACTGATCAACAAAAACAAATTGATGTTGGTGGTATTAAAGGACACCAAGATTGTATGATTGATGGTGTATTGGTTGATTGTAAGAGTGCATCAGGTAAAAGCTTTGAGAAGTTTGCTAAAGGAAATCTTCATGCTGATGATCCCTTTGGATATATAGCACAAATATCAGCTTATGCTGAAGGTAATAATGTAGATGCAGGAGCATTCCTTGTTATAAATAAACAGAATGGAGAGATATGTTTAACACATGTACATTCAATGGAAATGATTGATGCTAAAGAAAGAGTTGAATATCTTAAAGGAGTTATGGAGAAAGACAATCCACCTGATAAGTGTTATCCTGATGTGCCTGATGGAGCTAGTGGTAATCGTAAGCTTGCTATTGGTTGCATCTATTGTCCACATAAGCGTACTTGTTGGAGTGATGCGAATGAAGGTAAAGGGTTACGTGTATTTCAGTATGCAAAAGGTTACAGGTTTCTTACGCAAGTTAATAGGACACCTGATGTAGAGGAAGTTACAACATGGTAAACCATTGGGTTAGGTATGATACTGAAGAATCTTTCGTACCTAATCTTGATAAGTTTGGTTTTGTTTATATCATAACCAATATGAAATCAGGTAAAGCATACGTAGGTTGTAAGCAATATTTTAGAGGTAAATCTAAAAAGAAAATGCAATGGGAAACTTATATAGGTTCTTCCAAGTATCTTAAAGCTGATATAGAAAAGATAGGTAAAGAACATTTTACTTTTGAAGTTATAGCAGAATATAAAAACAAAAGAAGTTTACGATACTATGAAGCATACTATCAAATGAAATGGGATGTACTTACTGCTGTGATAGAAGGTACAGATGAACCTGCTTATTATAATTCTTATGTAGGTGGTAAATTTTATAGACCTGTTGAAAGTTATCAAGATCCTGACTATTTAAAAAAACTTAGTGACTCTCATAAAGGACAGAAAGTATCTGATGAAACAAGAAAAAAACTTAGTGAGAAATTAAGTGGTTCTAATAATGGTATGTTTGGAAAGAAACAAACAGATGAAGCTAAAAAAAAGATAGGTGAATTTCAAAAAAAATTAAGTCGTAATGGTAGACCACCAGAAGTAAAAGAAAAGATACGTCAATCTTTATTAGGACATAAAGTATCTGATGAAACCAGAAAGAAACTTAGTAAAGCTCATAAAGGTCATCCAATTTCAAATAAAACTAAAGGTATACTTTCTAAAAAAATGAAATTAATTTGGAAAAAAAGAAAGGAGGTAAAAGATGTCAGTAAAAAAGTCAATGTATGAATCAGCATTATCTGAGTTTGAATCAACAAGAGATAAAGCTATTTCTACTGCACGTATATACTTGGAACATCCTGTTGGTATAGGAGAACATCCCCAAGTTATTGATGAATTTATTAAGCAAATAAAAATAGCTGCTGAAAATGAAGAAGCTATTTATATGTTGCAAAATGCATTCCAAGACGAGATAAGTCCAAAAGAAAAATGATAGATGGAACAAGACTATTTCAGTATAACATTGGATGTATCTTCTAAGAATGGGGAACGACCAGAAAGAGTTTTATTTTTATCTGTTATACTACAAGCATTGTTAGATGCTACTAAAACAAAGAGTAAAGTTGAAACTCCTCAAACAAGTATTGAGAGAGAACGAGCACGTGCCTGGTTTTTCTGTAGTGTAGGTGTAACGTGTGATGATTTTGAGGATGTATGTTATAATGCAGGTCTTAGTCCTGAATATACAAGAAGCTTTGCATATAAAGTAATTCATTCAAAGGAGATAGGATATGTCAGACAAAAAATTAAAAGAGTTCTCGATAAAAAATGAGAGACATAGAGATTATATGAAAAGAAAAAATGCTGAAGAACAAATGATTGCAGAAGAAAAAGTATTAGCAAGTAATCAACAGATAGGTGGTAGTCATTACAAAGATTGTGCTATACAACCCATTGATTTTATCATGGCAAATAACTTTGGATTTTGTGAAGGTAATATAATAAAATATACTACCAGACATAAGAAAAAAGGTGAAGGTAAAAAAGATTTAGAAAAAGTAATTCACTATGCACAACTATTAATTGAAAAGAAATATGGAGATGAAAGATAATGGCAAATAATTATTTACCTACTGAATATCAATCATTTATACATCTATCAAGATACTCAAGATGGTTAGAAGAAGAAAGAAGAAGAGAAACGTGGGTAGAAACTGTTAATAGATTAATAACATTTTTTAGAAATCATATTGAAAATAATATTGAAGCAAAGGTAAATGCTAGTGCATGGAATATGCTTGAAGAATCCATATTATCTTTAGATGTTATGCCTAGTATGAGAGCTTTAATGACTTCAGGTAAAGCATTAGAGAGAGAACATATAGCAGGATATAATTGTTCTTATATTCCTATTGATAGTCCTAAAGCATTTGATGAAGTTTTATATGTTCTTATGAATGGAACAGGTGTAGGATTTTCTGTTGAACGACCATATATAAATGGTTTACCTACTATACCTGATAGAGAATTTGAACATACAGATGATGTTATATCTGTTGCTGACTCTAAAGAAGGATGGGCTAGAGCATTTAGAGATTTAATATCATATCTTTATACTTGTCGTATTCCTAAGATAAGTGTATCAAAAGTAAGATCTGCAGGTGCAAGATTAAAAACATTTGGTGGTAGAGCAAGTGGTCCTCAACCTTTAGTAGACTTATTTGATTTTACTATTAATAAATTTAAAAATGCTAAAGGTAGAAAGCTTACCAGTTTAGAGTGCCATGATATAGCTTGTAAGACAGGAGAAGTTGTAGTAGTTGGTGGTGTTAGAAGGTCAGCATTAATATCTTTGTCTAATTTATCTGATGATAGAATGAGAGTAGCTAAAAAAGGAGAGTGGTGGAACATAAATCCTGAGAGAGCATTAGCAAATAATTCTGCTGTTTATGATGGTCAACCTGATACAGGAACTTTTATGAAAGAATGGTTGTCTTTATATGAAAGTAAATCAGGTGAACGTGGAATATTTAATAGAGCATCTGCTCAAGAAAAAGCAAAACAAAATGGTAGAAGAAATGCTGATGCAGCTTTTGGAACTAATCCTTGTAGTGAAATTATACTAAGACCAAATCAATTCTGTAATCTAACTGAAGTTGTATGTCGTTCTACAGATACACTAGATACATTAAAAAATAAAATAAAAATAGCTACCATACTAGGTACAATACAATCTACCTTTACAAACTTTGGTTATTTAAGGAAGAGATGGATTGATAATACAGAAGAAGAAAGATTATTAGGTGTATCTCTTACAGGTATTATGGATAGTTCTGTATTAAATGGAACTGAAACAGGATTAGAAAGTACATTACAAACTCTTAGAAAAGTAGCTGTTAAAACAAATAAAGAATGGTCAGATAAATTTGGTATACCTCAGTCAACTGCTATTACTTGTGTTAAACCTTCAGGTACTGTTAGTCAATTAGTTGATAGTGCTAGTGGTATACATGCAAGACATAATCCTTATTATCTTAGAACAGTTCGAGGAGATAATAAAGATCCTCTTACACAATTTATGAGGGAATCTGGCATACCCAATGAACCTGATTATCTTAAACCAGAACATACAACTGTATTTTCTTTTCCTATGATGGCTCCTAAAGGTTCTGTATGTCGTAATGATATGACTGCTATTCAACAATTAAAACTATGGAGAACTTATGCTGAACATTGGTGTGAACATAAACCTTCTGTAACTATTAGTGTTAAAGAAGAAGAGTGGGTTCCTGTGGGTGCATGGTGTTGGAATAATTTTAAATATTTAAGTGGTGTATCTTTTTTACCACATTCTGATCATACATATCAACAAGCACCTTATCAGGATATTACTCAAAGAAAATATAATAGTTTAATGAAGAAGATGCCAACGAAAATAAATTGGAATTTACTTCAAGACTTTGAAACAGGTGATAATACAAAAGGATCACAACAACTTGCCTGTACTGCAGGTGTATGTGAGTTGGTAGATATATAATGAAAACAATTTGGTTGTTGTATATACTTGTTTCTTTTAATAGTGATCCTCAATTACAAATAGAAGAGTATAATACAGAAGAAGAATGTATACAAGAGAAAGCAAGGGTCTTAAAAGAAATTAAAGAGGTATATAATATAGAGGATGCTCAAGTACATTGCATATTAAGTACACGATAGAAGAATGGAAAGAAATGAAGGAAATGTTTAAAATTGTAGGACTTCCAAATCCTAAACATTATCCTCAAAGTTTTGCTTATTATTATAAAGTTTATTTACTTAGTAAATATGGTTTACAAGAAAAAAGTTCTTGACTTTTATAATAAAGTGTGTCATAATTACACTATAGAATGCCAATTATGGATTCTATAACTCGCTTAATGAAAGGAGAAAAGCATGAGTTTATTTCATAACATAAATAGATATGCTATAGGATTTGATCATTTGATGGATCATATGGTAGCTCTGCAAAATAATGATGTCTTAGCTGGTAATGATTATCCACCTTATGATATTGTTAAAGCAGGAGAAGATAAATATACTATAGAATTAGCAGTTGCTGGTTTTAAAAAAGATGAATTATATCTTGAGGTTAAAGATCAATACTTAACTATTAAAGGTGATTCTAATAAACGACATTCTAATGAAGAATATCTTCATAAGAATATAGCACGAAGATCTTTTCATAAAAGATTTTCTCTAGCAGAAAACATAGAAGTTGAAGATGCTAGAATGGAAGATGGTGTATTGATTGTTAGTCTGACACATAATATACCTGAAGAACAAAAACCAAAGAGCATTACTATACAGTAATAAAATACTAGAGAGGGTGTTTTATTACATCCTCTCTTATTTATGGAGATATTATGAGTAAAAAAAAGAAAAGTATAAATACAGTTTATATAGGATATGATCCTAGAGAATATGCTGCTTACGAAGTTCTAAAGTTTTCAATAGAACGAATATCAATGGAACCTGTTAGAGTTTTACCAATTAAGAAACCTATTGTAGAACGTATGGGTTTATATAATAGAAAACATGAGATACTACAAGGTCAACCTTACGATATAATAGATGGAAGACCTTTCTCAACTGACTTTTCTTTTACTAGATTTTTAGTACCTGCTCTTAATATGTATGAAGGATATGCATTATTTATGGATTGTGATATGTATGTTCGTACAGATATATCTGAATTATTTGAAATGTGTGATAATAAATATTATCCTTTGTGGTGTGTACATCATAAGTATGAACCTAAAAAAGGTTTAAAGATGGATGGTAAATTACAAGAACCCTATCGTAGAAAGAACTGGTCAAGTCTTATGATGTTTAATTGTGGACATGATTTAAATAAAAGACTTACAGTTGAAGATGTTAATACTAAATCAGGTAGATGGCTACATGGATTTGAGTGGCTACCAGATAAAGAAGCAGATATAGGTAGAATACCTGAAGAATGGAATTGGTTGGATGGACATTCAGATGTTAAGTTAGAAGCAAAGAATGTACACTTTACAACAGGTGGTCCTTGGTTTAAAGATTGGGGTCCAAAGAGAGACCAAGATACTAAGTATGGTATTGAATGGGTTAATGATGCCAGATGGTTACAGATGAATGGATTATTAGATGAAGCAAAGGACTATGTTATATGACAAAAATAAATTTTGTTACTTCATTTAATGAAGATATTTTAAAGAATGTTGGACATCATTTTTTAAAATCAATTAGTGAACATTGGGAACCTTCTTTAAATCTTGCATGTTATACACATGACTGTTCATTAGAAAGTTATTCTCTTCCTAAAAATAAATCTATTTCTTATAAACAATTAGATAATATAGAAGATTATAAAACTTTTAAAGAAACTAATTCAATACATGATGGTACAGAGAATGGACAAGTTGCTTATAATTGGAGACTTGATGTTATCAGATGGGCACATAAAGTATATGCTCTAACAGAATATGCTTTTGAATTAGCAGAAAAAGATAAAGAAGCAGGTTGGTTAATATGGATTGATGCTGATTCTTTTGCTAAGAAAAGATTAGTATCTGATGATATACTTGCTATGCTACCTGAAGCTTGTGATGTAGCTTATGCAGGTATCAGAACAACAGATGATAATGTACAATATCTTGATACATCTTTTATGGCTTTTAATTTAAATAAAAAACCTGCTCTTGATTTACTAGGTGATTTAAGAGGTGCTTATAATTCAGGAGAATTAATTTCTTATAGAGAATGGCATGATGCATTTATAACAGAAAGATTATTAAATATTTATAAAGCACATGGAATGAAGATTATATCTTTGAATGGTATATCTGATTATGTTATGCACTTTAAAGGTATTCAAGATATAACTATGTTACCTGTTAGAGATAGTTCTGGTAGAAGATTATTTAATTTATCTGATGATGATACAAGTCCAGATATTATGCCCACGAGATATAAACAAATTTTAGAAATTATAGAGGAGTATAAACCTAAATCAATTATCGAAGTAGGTACATGGAATGCAGGTCGTGCTATTGAAATGGCTCTTACTTCTTTCAAACACCATGATGAAATAGTTTATAAAGGTTTTGATTTATTTGAAGATGCTACTACTGAAACAGATATAGAAGAATTTAATGTTAAAGCTCATAATACTCAGTCTGCAGTAATAAAAAGACTACAAGAATTTAGAGCTAAGATGATGAAAGATAAAAAAGTATTTACATTTGAAATAGGTAAAGGTAATTCCAGAGATATATTAAAAGATCGTACTGATTTAAATGCTGACTTTGTTTTAATAGGTGGTGGCAATAGTATTAAAACAGTAGCAAGTGATTACAAACATTTAAAACACAATCCTATTGTTATGATTGATCATTATTTTTTAGAAGATAAAGATGGTAATCAAACTCCTGAAGAATTTCAAGGTGCAAATAAAGTATTAGATCAACTTAAAAAAGAAAAGAATAAAAGTATTAGACAATGGGTATTACCTTCAGCAGATAAAGTTCGTGGTGGTGGTCACACACATCTAGCTATTATTTTAAATGATAAAAAATTATCTAACATTCCTAAATCTCTTTTAAATGTACCTATTGTAGTTAATCCTAGAGATTGTGTATCAAAAGATTATATACGTAATAATATAAAAGAGAATATGACTTTAATAGATGAGAAAAAATGGTTAGGAAAATATCTTTATCATTCAGGTAGAGCTATTATAGTTTCAGGAGGACCTTATACAAACTATGATGAATTAAAAGCTACTATTAAAAAGTATGATGGTGAAGCAAAGATTGTATGTGTTAAACATTCTTATTTAAATTTATTAAAACATGGAATACAACCTTGGGCTTGTGTTGTTCTTGATCCTAGACCTATTACAGGTACAAGTACACATGGTATAGTAAGAAAAGATTTATTTAAAGAGGTTGATTCGAAAACTAAATTCTTTGTAGCTTCTATGACTGATCCTTCTGTTACAAAATATCTAAAAGAAAAAGATGCAAACATATGGGGATGGCACGCATTTACAGAATCATTAAGAGACCCTGAAGAACAGAAAAAAGGTATACAAAATAATGCAGTTAAAGTAAATGAAGAGTTAGGTATACCACTAGGAGCTACTCTTATAACAGGTGGTACGTGTGCTGCTATGAGAACCATAGGTATCATGCACACTATGGGCTTTAGAGCTTTTGATTTATTTGGTTTTGATTGTAATATGGAAGAACCTACTAAAGAAATGAAAAAAGAAACTACTGGTGCTGAAGATGAAGAACCAAGACCAAAGTATTTTCAAGTAGGTGTAAAGGATAAAAGTTATTGGACAACAGGAGAACTATTAGCTATGGCTCAAGATTGTGAAAGAACTTTTGCTGATCAAAAAATGGAAATGGATTTTACTTTTCATGGAGAGAATACATTAGTAGCTTCTTTATGGGAAATAGCTCAAGAAAATAAACAACATAAAACTTTTGAGGAAATATTTAATGACTGATTATGTATTACCACGTAAACCAGAACCCTCTCAAGAGTATATAGAATTACTTGATGCTTATAAAGATTTGCATAATGATACAGGTGCATTTAAAGGTATAAGTTTAGTACCTTTTATTCTTGTTATTAAAGATCTTATAAAAGAAAATAAATGTAAAACATTATTTGATTATGGTTGTGGTAAAGGTATACCTTATCATAAAGAATATTTTAAAGCTGCTGATCCTAAAAATAAATGGAAAGAGTTTGATAAACCTATACAAGATGTATGGGGAATAGATGAATTTTTTCTTTATGATCCTGCTTATCCTGACCATGATAAATTACCTAATAAAAAATATGATATAGTATTATGTACTGATGTTCTTGAACATATACCTGAAGATGATTTAGATTGGGTGATAAGAGAAGTATTAAGTTATGCAAATAAAATTGTATTTATAAATGTCTGTGCTATGAAAGCATTAAAGACATTTCCAAAAGGAAAACATAAAGGAAGAAATGTTCATGTATCTCTCTTTAGTCACAATGAATGGGTAGAAAGACTAGCAAATATATGGAGAGATTTTAAACATTTAAAAATTTATTTAGCTACAACAGGAGATCAAGGTGAAAAAAGTTTAAAAGGAGTTTGTATTAAACGTAATACAGATCCTATTAAAAAACCAAAGGTACTATGAACATTTAAATAGAAAGGAGTAAAATAAAAATGTTCCCTTATAATGAAGATGAATGGCTGTGGTTATCAGCTAAAAAAACTTTACAAGGAGAAATAACATGGCTAAACAAACAAAGAAAGTTGTTCAGCATACCAAGAATACTATTCAAAATCTTATGGGCAAACCTTCGTCTAAAGGTTTGGTATTCTTAATAGGTATTATTTTAGTACTTATTATATTTTCTATGCTTGGAAAACCTAAAGACGCAGAATCTGCTGAAGAGATGCGAAGTACTCTTCCTGGTTGGTCTCTTGGGTATAGATATTGGTATGATATGGATGAGAATGAGAAATCCAAACTAAGACTGTTTGGAAAATATAAACAAAGAAGTGGTAATACTTTTAGAATTGGTTGGGATAGACAGGTTGGTAAAGATTTAAATCAATTTGAATTGAATCCTGATGATGATGGAGTTATATTCTTTGAACAGGAGATTAAATTTTAATGAGATTTTTATTAATATTAATTAGTACATGTTTTTTTTCAGCATGTGCTCTTGACTCAAGTCAGGTAGATAGTACAGTCATACAAGATAGTACTGTTATAAAATCTACTGAAGCTTGTACAGATAAAGGAACATGTAAATGATAAAATATATAATAGCAATCCTAATTATAGGAGCACTTGCTTTTGGTGGGTGGTATCTATATCAAGAACATACAACTGAAGAAGTTATGTTACCAGAACCAGCACCAATAACTACTCAAGCAGAATAATGCCTGAGATATTTCATGTAGCTATGCTTCTCATTTGCTTTCATGGGGAGTGTACTACATTTGAGAGTGCACCTTATTCAAGAAATATAAGTGCAGATCAATGTCAAAAAATGTTAATATATACTTTTCAAACTCAAGTTGGTCCTTACTATGATAAGATTATTGATTTTGAAAAAGATAACCCTGAAGATATAGTAATTAAATATGCAGGTTGTGATACAACGCATAGAAACCCTGAAGATGATAATGATTGGAGGATAACACCTAATGTTGATCCAAAACTTCACACGCCAGATCAAAACGATCTTAGGTGGCAACAAGAAAAAGGAAAAGAACTCTAATGTCTTTGTTGTTGCTTTTTATTATGCTGTTATAACAGGTCTTGTTGCAGGTTTATTTCATTGGATAGTTAATTAATGGCATTAAACGAAAAACAAGAACGCTTTGCTCAAGCATATATTCTACATAGGAATGCTAAAGAAGCTGCGAAAGCTGCAGGATATACAGCAAATTCAGGACAAGCTTTAGCTAATCAAGGGCATAGACTTATTCATAATGATGAAGTTAAAGAACGTATAGAAGAATTAGAAAATAATCTTGAGACAAATGTAGATGTTATATCTGAAATAGAAACACAGTATACCTATGCTAAAAACAATGGACATACAAATAGTGCTATTAAAGCATTGGAATTATTATCAAGAGTAAGAGGAGCTAAGAGTGACAAAGAAATTGATATGTCACCTGAAGGTCTTGAAGCTAATATAGTTGATACTCTAAAGATATTAGGTAAGAAAAAGGTTATGGAATTTGTTAAGAAATGTGGGTTTTAATTATTGACCAGCTAAAGGATTATCTAAAGCTCGTTGTAACATCTCACGTAACTTTGATTCTAATTCTGATAGTTTACTATCTATTAGTTCTATTCTTCGTTGTGCATCAGACTCGATTGCTGTACGTTTAGAATCAAATCTGTCACTTGCATGGTCAATCATAGTTCTTAAATCTGTTTCAGTTTGTCTAAGAGAAGTTCTTACTTCTTGATCCATATTACGAGAACGTCTATCAACTCCAGCAACTTGATCTTGTACTTCATTAATATCTTTTCTTAAATCTATACGTATAGTTCGTGCATCATCTTGTGCTGCACCTACAAGTTCTTTTACAGTACGTAATTCTGTACTCATATTATCTTCTAAAGATATTATTCTTTCTTCTAATACATCTAGTTTTAAATTAAAACCAGAAAGATCAGGAGCAACATATCCATTTATCTTATCCTCCATAGCAACCCACCTAGCATATCCCTCAAATCCTGCCCATATAGCACCACCTAAAGTTGCGAGTAGTGGGAAAATTAAAAATAATCTACCACCTTTTATCTTAATACCTTGATATTCTACTTCACTCATATTGTTGCTGAATCATCCTTTCCATTTGTAAGTTTGATCTAACACTTAGATAATCTCCAAGAGGATCAGGCATTAATTGATCAGTATAAATCTCTTCTTCTACATACCATTGCATTTGTTGTACTATATCTTGTTGTTGATATTGTTGTATATCAGGACCAAGAGCAGTCACTAATGCTATGGTTGTCATCTGTGCTACAGGATCATATTGTGATTGAATTGTAGCAAGTATTTCATTTGCTTTAGCTTGTTTCTTTTGTTGTTGTTTTGTAGTTTCTAATTTCTTTGTTTCTGTTTTCTGACCCACCTCTTCTGCATCCACATCCTTACTCGCAGTTTTCTTTTCTTGTGGTTCAATCTCTTCTTTAGCTTCGTCTTTAATCTCTTCCATATTATTGTCTTCAGAAACATCAGCAACCTCCTTTGTAGGTTCTTCGTTAGTTTCTTCTACAACTTCTACTTCTACTGGTTCTTGTTCAATAGCAGGTTCTTTAACCTCTTCTAATGTTGGCATAGATACGTCAACATCCATCCCTATATCTTGTATCTCTTCTACCATTTCCTGAACTTCTGTTATAACTTCTTCATATGATATAGTACCTTCGTTATATTCTTCCATCATTGCACCCATTTCTATTGGCACGTCTACCATCATCTCTTCCATAGGTTGTTCCATAGTAGGTATATCAAATGTCATAACTATATCAAACTCTTCCATCATCTCATCCATTTGATACTGTTCTTCTGGTGTAGCTATATCATATTGTTCAATAAGTTCTATTGTTATTTGATCTTCCATTAATCCTGGTTGAACAATTTCTATCCATGTTTCTACTGATGTTGTTATATGATTGTAATTAACTGTGTATTCTACATTATCAAAATAATAATTCTTTGCTCCACCTATTCTTATAAATACTTTATCTAAATCTCCTGCAAAATCATATGTTCCTGAATATGTTGTAGGTGTTTGATTATTTTCTAATGTAATCTGTCCTGTATCCCATTGTAAAACATTATTATTATAACCTTTTGTTTGAAAATATCCTGTAGTATTAGCTTTTGAATGATGCATCTGTAATTCCCATTCTAATGCACCTCCATCTGATATATGAAAATCTGATATGTCTACATATTGATCAAAGGTTGTGAGAGAATTTGATGTACCTTTTCCACACGTACCTGTACCAAAATATGCATTACAATTTGGCATACTCGCAGGACCTAGCCCACCCCAATCTAGATCCATATCTCCCTCGTAACGATTTGCTACGATACCTGTATCTTTATGTAGTATATCACCTGTTGTTTTATGTTCAACAGTTGTAGTAGTTTCTGTTATTGTATCTATATGTCCTTCACCTAGATGCTCAGTCTCTATCTCTTGGGTAACTGTATCACCCTCTTCAAGCATTTGTGCATTAGATGAGTAACAATATAAGAAGAACAGAGAAAATACCAAGAGCATTTTCATCAGTAATATATTCTTCATCTTTAATATTTTCCTTTAACCACTTCTCATAATCAGGTCGTTTTTCTGGATTTTCTAACCATTCTTTTGCAGCGTCTACACCAATTTTTCCCATGTATGGGCATGGTGTTCCTGCCATTTCCATTGCTCTAAAGACTCTTTCATCTTGACATAACATGGATACTGCTGCAACTTTCATACCCATAAAATATAAAGATCTACTTAATTTTAATCTTTCACAATTTAAATCTCTTATAGATGTACCACCTGCTATTCCTAGTATCTGTGATTGTATAGCAGCAGATGCAGCAAAGCTACAGACATCTTGATTACTGTTCATAATAGATGGAGCACTTGCAGTTGATGGAGTTCTATCAACGCTAGTTGTTCCACTAACAGTAGAGGTAGTAGATGTTACTGTATTAGTTTGTGCAAATGTAGGTAATGTAAATAAAAAACAAACACTAATCAGTATCAGTATCTTTTTCATAGCAATCACAATCACATTGGTTAGTTTCTATACATAGACAAGGATCACCAGTACACTCTGGGTTATTACATTTACATTCTGACATTATTGTTTTTCCATCCACCTATCTAATTTTTCTTCTAGTCTATCAAACCTATCAAGTATTTTATTTACTTCACTATATACTTCTTTTTTTGTAGCATAATTAGTAGCCATAAACTCTCTAGTCTTTGCATCAGACAATGCATGGTCTTTTAAATCTTCACGTAGCTTATTTATATCACTATTAGTACCACGTATCCACCATAGAAATGCACCTATAGCTAGTGTTAAGATTCCATTCCATAGCATTGTCATATCTTGCATTATCTTAGTCCTCTAATATTAAAAAGGTTTATTAATATATTCTTTCCAAGCTTTATTCATTTCATTAATAACATATTCATTATTATCTAAAGTTACTCCTGCTTCTGTTAAAAGTCTTAACATTCTTTTATTTTCTGGAGTTGTAGGAAGTAATTGTTTATTATCATATTTACCCATAAGTAATCGTTCTATTTTAGTTGTCTTTAATTTTAAATCTTTACCTGCTACATCACTTACTGCTATTGCAATTTCTTTATCTGACAAACCTAAAATTTTAAATTTAGATATTAGATTAGCTAATGTTTTATCAGCTTGATAATGTTTTTCTAAAGTATCTTTATATCTCTGTATTAATTTATCTTCATCTAAACCTTCAGCTCGCATAGTAATAATATCTCTTAAAAAATCTCTCTTTATTAAACTTTTTTGATACCATAAAGGTGCTACTTTAAATTTAACTAATTGATTTATATCTACTTGTTTTGTTTTTAAACCTAAGTTTGAAAATATATTATCTTTTGTAATTTTATTAAAGTCACCATCTAATATTTTTTCCCAAAGTTTACCTGCTTCATATTTACTTGCTTGTGGCATTCCTGTTTTAACTTTAATTCCTTCAGGATCTCTTCCTCCTTTATTAATCCAGCTTTGTCCATCCCATTCCCAGACATTCTCAACTGTACTAAAATTCTTCATAGTCTCTTCTGTTATATTAGCTTCAGAAAGTCTTTGCATTTCAGATAAAAATCCAGGAGTAAATCCTGCATTAGGTCCTAGTATACTTTCTACCCATAGAGCTGCTTCTCTTTGTCCAGATCCTTCTGGTAAATTAGCTATATTATTTGTTGCTACATCATAAAATGCTTTAGCAGCTATAGAAGGTCCAAGAATAGGTGAAATAAATTCCCATGATGCATTTATAATTTGATTATTAATTTGAGTATCAGTTAATTCTTCCTTATTTTTTATAGTACGTATTATTCTTCGTATAGGATTTTTAATTCCTTGCCATACATCTACTCGTGAAGGTTCTTTATAACTATAAATTAAATGATCAGTCCATACTCCTTTTCTTTTATCATATTTTTTAACACGTTCTACATTATTTGTAAAGACTTTAGGAGTAGCTTGATAATAATCAACAAAGAAACTTAAAGCATCACTTGCTTTTTTACTAATATTATAAGTTAATCTAGAAGTTTCATTTAAAGCATCATAACCTACAGCTAATCCAGTACCTGCTCCTAAACTCCACATTCCTTTACCTCTAAGATAACCCATTACTTTTTTATTAGTACGTAAATTATATCCAGTTTTCTGTAACATATCATCAGCACTTTTAAATCCTGCATGTCTAGCTAAATCATTTGCAGATCTACCTGATAAATCATTACCTATACCTCTTAAAGTTCTATTAGTTGTTCTTATAATTTCTGCAAACCAAGAAGGAAAGGAGCCAAATAAAGGAATTGTTTTTAATCCTCGTATTCCTTTAGGAACCATAGACCATGTTGGCATTCTCATACGTACACGTTCTGCTATAAAATGATCTAATACATCATCTAAAGTACGATTATTTGCTATGGGCATATTTTTTAAAGTAGGTTCTACACTTCTTCTAATTCCTGAACGTAAACTATCAAATACTGTAGCTCTCATTATACTATCAGCTCCTTGATATATTTTTGTAGGTAAACGTACAGGATATAATATAGCATTAAACACTTTAGATGTAATTTTATTTCCTTTAGCTACTTCAGATATATCATCCATATATGCTTGCATTTGTTTTGCATTAACACCTTCATCTATTATTCCTAATTTAGATCTTTTATTAAACCAATTATTCCATTCTTGACCTCTAAGAAAATTAGGACTTTGTATTGTTCTACCAAATGATTTAACAAATTCTATAGGATTTGCACCACCTAACAATGCAGCAAAATTAAAATTACCTATAAAATTTACTCCTTGTGTAACTGGAGATAAAATAGTTTTAGCAACTTCTGCACCTCCTTTTAAACTTGAGGATGTAAATCTCCACAATTTACCTAGTAAAGTTTCTCCTGTTATTTCTTCATTAGCTAGTCCTCTTCTAATTCCTTTAGCCCATTCTTCCTCTGCAAATATTCCCTCTAAAGGACTTTTAAAAGACGCAGGAAATTGTAATCCTCCTTGTCTATCCAATTTACCTAAGTGTACTTTATCTGTTGCGTCTAATTTATATCTTTTTGTATCTACATCATCTATTTTTTTTATACCTTTTGATGGTGGTATTTTTTTAGAAGCATGTAAATATCCTTTAGCTAATCCATCTGCTCTTAAATCTTTTAAAAATTTTACTTGAGAAGTAATTTTTCCTAATTCACCCATAGTTTGTTGATAACGAGTTATAGGATTTCTTTTTTCACCCCACATATCTCTTAATTCTTTTGAAAATAATTTCCTTTGTTTTAAAACATTTGGATGATTATAATTTTTACTACCCCATTCTAAAAAATCAAATAATTCTTTAGCACCTTTTTGTGTAATTCTTTCTTTTATTATACCAGTAATTTCATCTTCACTTAAACCTAAAGTATTTTTTAAATAACTATGGTATTTTTGTATCTTATCTATTTGTGTTTGATATTTTGGATTCTTTATAAGAAAATTTAAATTACCTTTACCTTCATTAGTTAATAAACGAAAAGCTTTATTTAAATTACGAGAAATAGAAGGGTTATCAAAAATGTCATAACTTCGTTGTAAATAAAATTTATTATTAGATCCAAAAGTTGCACTCATTTTTGAATCCATTACACCAGACTTAACTAAATAATTACTCAAATCATCTACATTTTGTCTAAGTTTTTGAACTATTTTTTTTGTAGAAGGTTCTAATGTATTTAAAATTTTAACTTGTTGAGATCTAAAAAAAGTATCTGTTTTATTTGCTGCTGCTTTTTCAGTTAAATCTTTTAATTTTTTATTATAATTTCTTACAGGTATTTTCTTTTTACCTTCTGCTACTCGTTTAATATTTTCTTCATCTAATTGTTTTTTAATAACAGGTCTTAAAGCATCTATATTTCTATTAAATATTTTTTGATATGCAGGATTATCTTTATCCAATACTAAAATACTATTAATTTTATCTTGTATTTCTTTTTTAAGTTTACTAAATTTAGATACTCCATATTCTTTTTTTATAGCTTTATTAAATTCTCTAATATTAAGTGAAGTTTGTTGTCTTATAACTCTAGGTGTTCCTTTTTTTGTTATCCATAAATCATAAGCATCATCTCCTATATTTCTATTAGCTAAAAAATTTTCTTTTATTTCATCAATATATGAAAAAGGTTTTGATACTCTTATTCTTTTTAATAAACTAGGTGGTTCAAAAGCATTATCTACATCAACAACTTCATTTACAATAACTTTTTCTTGATCAGCATTATTAGCTAAAGAATCATCACCTTTATTTTTAGAAACTGTTATAGGAGAATCAATACCATCTTCTTTTGCTTTTACTTTTTTAGCATTTCTAGCTGCTTTAACAAGCATAGTCAATCCTATAATAGGAGTTGATATAATACCAGCAGTAAAAAGTTCTTGACCAAATTGATTAGCATATTGAAGAGCTATAGGATCTTCTGGATCAACAGCTAAAGCATCTACTATAGGATCTAATCTTGCCCACTCAACTGTTTCAGGAAAAGATTTTTTTAATACATCAAGAGTTGCTTCATCAGGATTAAATGCTAATGTTAATCCACCAGCAGCTATTGTAGTATTATAAGCTCCTTTTTTTAAATAAGTTCTTAATTTTGAAATTTTATTTACAGCTTCTTTAAATTTTTTTATTTTGTTAACATCAACTTTGTCACCTTTAATAAACTTTCTTACTCTAGGAACAATATTACCAACAGTTAATATACCTGCTGCACCTTGACCAATATCTGCTCCTATTTCTTTCGTGATTTCTTTTGCACCTGGTGGTGTATAAGGATCAGAAAAATTACTCCACCAATCTTTAGTACCATCTCCAATAAGATTACCTATATTTTTTGTAATAGGAACTTTATTAGATAGTGCTTCAGCAGTATCAGAAACAAATTTTGTAGTAGTTTTAAAAAGTAATTCTGGAATACTTACATCTCTAGGATTTTCACCTTTTGCTACAAGTCTATTATATTCTTTATTAGCTTCTAAATAATCATCAGGTTCATATCCAGTATCTATAATAAAATTTATTACATCTTGCTCGTTTTTAAATATACCATTATCCATACTCTCTTTTATAGCATCTTTCATATCTATAAAAGTTTGAGAACGTGCACCTAATGTTGTATTTAATTGATCCAATTAACTATGTTCCTGTTGTCCATTTGTTTTTCCAATTTAAATCAGGAAATTCAGGATCCTTTAAGTTTGGATCTAGAGACATTTGAAGTTCTTCTTCTACTGGTACTAATTCTTTTTGTTTGCTTCTTATATAATATAAAAGTGCAGATTTATATACATTTGCTATTTCAGGACTTTGATCTGTTTCTAATGATCTAAAAGTTATAGATCCTGTTGGTTCACTACCTCCCATTAAATCTCTTGCAATATCTACTTCAAATGTTTTACCTCCTACAGTAAATGTTGTAGATGGATTTGTATCTAAATTAGCAGTAGCTTGTGTAAATTGTGTCATTAAATTAGTATATGCTCCTATATGTTTATCAGGCATTATCCAATTCTGATTTTCATCTAATGTTCCAGGAAACATTTTTTCAGCTAACTCATTAAAATCTCCTGTCTTCATTCCTGCTTTATATGTAGGTTGATTACTTCTTCTTGCTGTTTCTATTGCTGCATAAGCTGTTCCAAAATTTTTCATTTGATCTAAAAGTAAACCAGCAGTAGCCATATCACCTGCATTTATAGCTTCTCTATATTTAATTTCTAAATCATCAACAGCTCTTTTTTCAGCTAAACTTCTCTCTCTAATTTCTGTACCAGCTTCTCCTACATCTGAACCTATTCTACTTAGAAGTTGAGAAACTTGCATACCAGCAGTTGTACCTTCTGGACCTGTAACTTCTGGAGACATACCCCATTTAGCCATAGATTTAAATAATGCTTGTTCTCTTTCAAATTGATTTCTAGCTGTTTGACCTTTTATTAATTCTCTTTCTCTTTGTAGTTGAGCTCTTTTCAAATCTGCTATAGCTTTATTTTCAGTTCTATATCCACTTATATCTCCTTGAAATTGTTTTAATTGATTCCAATAATTCTGCATAAAATCTGATTTGTCATCTAAAGGATTTCCTATTTGAGCATTATTTTTTCTACTAACTAATGAAGAGATACCACCACCAGTTTTACCAGTAGCTCCTGGAGGATACGTAGGATAAGGTGTTCCTGCAAGAGTCTTACCACTAAATTGTCCATAGAGTTGTCCAAGTCCTCCAAGTCCACCTACAATTTGTTGACCTACACTTGGACCAAAAGTCGCTGGTTTACTTGGTTCAAATGTTGTTTGACCCATAGGTGCACCTATTACCATAGATTGATAC